ACCTCTTAGCTGACCAAGACTTACTCTTGCTCCATCAGTATGGTCTTTACCATCTGGTCTTTTTAGATGTGAAACTAGTATCAAGCCAACTTTTAGTTCTTCTACTAGTCCTCTTAATTTTGTCATAGTATTATCAATAGTTCGTCTTTCGTCTCCCTCTGATATACCAGATACGACAATACTAATATGGTCAAGAACAATAAAAGAACATCCACAACCATTTGCAAGGTATCTAATCTTAGCCAATAAATTATCTGACTCAGTAGAACCCCAATGGTCATAAAGATATACTCTACCAGTTCCTAGTGTTTCTTCAAAGGATTTTTTTAGTTCCTTATCAGTTACATCTACATTACCAAGATGTAGTGGTTTGTTAAGTGCAATAGACATAAGCCCAAGGGCTGACCTCTTTACACTTTCCTCAAGAGCAATATAACCAATTGTCTGTCCTTGATGTAATAAGTAATGGGCAATCTCTCTACAGAGTTGACTTTTACCTACTCCAGAACCTGCAGTTATCGTTACAATCTCTCCTTTTCGTAATCCAAGTGTTTTACTATTCAACCCACTAAATGGATATTCAAATGATTCAGTATCATCTGTTGATGAAACTAACTCCCATAAGTCTGCCCCATTTACAATACCATCTGGTCTAAAATCCTTGGCATCCCACATACAATCAATAAGTTCATTTACCTTTCCTGCTACTAACATTTCGTTAGCATCTTTCATTGGTAATCTCGCAATCTTTGCTTTGTTTGGTGGTAATATGGATGCACAATCTTGAGCAGCTTTTCTACCTGCCTCATCATTGTCAAACATAAAAACAACTTTGTCGAATTTATTTAACCACTCCAAAGCTTTAGCGACATCTCTTTTTGCCCCTGCTGCTCCGTGAGGTACAGAGACAACAGCCCATTTGTTATTTAAGGCTTGGCTCATTGACAGAGCATCAATCTCTCCCTCGACTACAGTTACTTGTTTACCACCATCTCTCCATAGCCATTGACCATACAAAGATACTTTTTCAGTCTTGCCAATAAATAAAAAATCCTTATTAGGAAATCTTAATTTTTGTGCAATAACTGCTCCTTGATTATCTTTATAGTTAGCAATTTGTACTGCTTTACCATTGTAGTTACCTACTTGATAATCCCATTTTTTGATTGTAGCTTGATTAATACTTCTCTTAGCTAAAGGCTTTTGTTCGCCATCTGTAATTAATCCTGCATTCACTTTTTCTCTCCTTTCTGTCTCATTGAGACAATCTTTTTCTATATACCCACACGAGAAACAATATCCGTGCCCATCATCATAAATAGCAAAAGCATCAGAAGATGGGCAATTCGGACAAGGATTGTGAGTTAAGAAGTTGCTTTCTGGTTGCTCCACCATTCCCTCACATCGAAACAAGGGCACTCTTTGTCAGAAAATTCGTTATGTCCTACTACTTCTGCATCTGCATAAGGTAGTTTACATTGCCAAACTAGCTTTTCAAGAGCATCCCATTGCTCCTTGGTAAAATTGTTTTCAGCTTTGTTATGTTCATCGAGTCCACCTACAAGACAAATTGAGACACTCTTGTCGTTCATTCCCTTGCAATGTGCACCAACTGCATCCATATCTCTGCCAGTTTCAACTTCACCATTTCGCCTTATGACATAATGATATCCAATTTTTCTCCAACCTCGTTGCCTATGCCATCTGTCGATGTCAGCAGCACCTATGTCCATATCGGCTCTAGTTGCAGCACAATGAATCATTATGTACTCAGTAGATTCTCTACTCATAACCACTCCTTTGGTATTAGTTTACTTGCGAATTTGAAGCCATATTTCTCGCACCATTCAGAACAAGTCATACGGCTTCCTTGCACCCTAACATTTGGATTTTGGAAAACAAACCTAATATCAATATTAGGATGTTGTTTTTTAATAGTCCTATGTTTGCGTTGGTCAGCAGACTTGAACCACCCTTTAGCTTCAATAAATATTCCAGAGGGAAGTTTGAAATCTGGAAGATAATTTCTCTCCACAGTGTACTGTAACTTCTCGCTTTCATATTCATACTCAACTTTTTGGTTGTCCAAGTCATTTGCTATACTCTCCTCAAACTTTGACCTAAAAGTCTGCTTCTTCTTTTTGTTCTTCAAAAGAGATGTTTTCTTCTTCATCATTTCCTCCAGTAGAGTTAGTATGTGAATATCCATCTTCTTTCTTGAAACCTAAAGACTCAGCAGACTCATCGTTGTCGTAAGGTACAAGATTCAATATTTGAACCCCAACAAGTTTGAGTGATACTGAAGCCCCCATTGTAGGAGTGTAGTAAGGCATTGGGTTATATGCTACTTTGACATCAGACCCATTACCAATCAATAGTTTTTCAACTATTGGTTTATTATTAGCATCAAACATAACGACCTTTTTTTCAACTTGACCATTTTTTGTTTGAATGATTTTTTTCTGTTTGAACTTGAAGTCAAGTTCTCCAGTTTGTTTGCCATCTTCGACAACCTCAACATAAGGCACTGTACCTTTTTTAATTTTTTTGTTGGGATTGTCTGAAACAGCTTTAGCTACAGCTTGTTCGATTGCTTTATCAATATTAGCTTGTAGCTTTGTAGCATTCTGACCCTTGAGCCTCAAGCGAATAGAATATTCACCATCAGCTACAAATTTGGTATCTGCTACTGCTATTTTTGCCCATTGGGATTTACCCATAGGTGTTACTTGATATGCCATATTATTTTCTCCTTTCATCAATAATTTTATCAAGTTCGCTTACATCTACACCAAACTCTAAGAGTTTAGCGATTATATCAAGAGGTACTGGTGTGTAACTCTCTCTACAATTCTCGTATAACAAAATTAAAAAGTCTTTGTTCACTTTATCTAAATCTAACATAGTAAATTCTCATAGTCAACCCCCTCAAGACACTAACTAAAAAAGTAATTAGATTGTTTTACTACTTCCAAATCTAAATCACCTTTTTCTGGTTGAGGAGGTATCTCATCTGTTACCTCTTTTGCAAAAGTTTCAAAATCAGTTAAGACATCATTATTCTGATACATTTCAGAAAAACTTTGTCTGGTTAATTTATGTAGTACTGGTACATAACTTGCGTGTACTCCATAAGAATCGTGTACCATTGCAAAGTCTTTTATTCCTACTTCTACACATTTGTTAATTGTTATTGTCATAGCTGCAGAATCCATAGAATGAATAAAATTTGGAGATGCTCCATTTATACTTCTTCTTCTGTCAGCTTTTGAAAAATCTTGTTCTCTTACTTGTGGTTTTATCAATGTGTTGTCTATGTATGTTGTTATTCTTCTTGACTTAGTTTCTGGATACATTTGTTGCACTAAAAATCCAGTAGGTGTCATCCACATAACTGGTAAATTTAATTTAGATATGTTTGAGGACACTTGCTGTAACCAATCCATAACTGTTCTAGCAGACACAATAACCTTTCCTATACACTCCCACACTATCTGTGCCAGATAAAAAGTTGGTTGCCATAAATCATTACCCCAAGGGTGCGTAATTCCAACATCCATTTTATCAACTATGTAATCTTCAATGTATTGTCTTGTTGAAAAAAGTTTACCACCATATGGAACTACCATAACTGGTCTTTTTGTAGTTTTTCTATTTATTCCAAACTCTAACCATTGTCTAGCCATTTCATCGTGAGACTTTCTAGTTTCTAATACTTTTATAACTTCATTTGCAACATCTTGGTAAATATCATTAGGTGTTTCTGAAGGCACAAGATTTGTACTTATTGCTCCTACTCTGTCTCTAGCTATTGCTGAAAGATGTTGTAGTCCATTATTTGAACCATCAAGAGAAACTGGAATTCTAGAATTTATATCCCCCAGTCTTAAATTCTTTGACAACTTACTTTGTATTTCTTTCCACTCAAAACAAAAAGCTAAAAACTGCCAAGGACTGTCTGCATCTTGCCACCATTTGTATTCGTAAGGATTTGTAGCAGTCTGAATAATTTTATCTGTGTTTTCTTCAACCCATCCATTTCTATTGTCAAAGGAAACTTTGTCTTCTCCAAAACAGTTTGCTCCGTGAACTGCTAACCAATACATACCCTCTCTAGTCAACGGAGCAGTTTCAGAAAAACATAATAACCCTTTTGAATAATCTGGACCTTGGGGTGTTAGGAATGATGAAGCAACATATTTTCTACCTCTAAAATCGTTCTGATACACATAATAAAAACAATCAAATTCTTTAAATTTATTAGCCATAGAGATTGTACGGATTACTTGTAGTCTTTTTGATGCCATTCTAGCATTTGCTTGATGTACTTTTGAAGCTGCGTGTTTCCACTCTCGTAACTGTAAAAGTTCAGCTTCATTCATATCAGCTTTCTTTTTATTTGGAAAAGGAGAGGGTGGAAGTGGGGCATCATCTTTTGACGGAAGTCCAGACCAACTATCTCCAGACTCCCATACTGTTTTCATTACATCTAAAACTTGTTTGTTAACTGCCCATTTTGTTTTTTGTAGGGCATTTATAGCATTATACTCTTCATCCATTTTATGATATTCCATCTCAGTCAAATACTTTCTGTTAGATGTCTTAATCATTGGTAAAGGTTTTATATGCCTTGTATGATATCCTCCAGAGTATGGACTAGTCCAGTCTCTAGGTTCAATTACACAAGGCATATATTTAGGAGATAATACTTCACCACGGAGATTTACGGAATTTATCCAATTAAGTGTTGTATCAGTTGGAGCAATGTGCAGTACTTTTTTATTTTTTCCATAAGTATGTGTTACTTGCTTTATGATGCCAGTTTTTGAAACAATAAGGTCAAGCACTTTACAACCCAAATGAAGTTTTTCTTGTATAGACCACACCTCATAATCAATCAAAGCTTTTTTATTCATAGTATGTATTATTGCATACCTACGATAATATCTATTTGATGTTCTGGTATTCACATCTTTAACTAATCTCTTAAACCATTTTGGTTCATTCTTTTCAAACAAAGCAAATTTGCATTGGTCTTCCAAAGCATTCGCAATGCTCATCGCACATTTAGTCAATGTCTGATTTTTAGAGAGACTATCGACCACTTGTTTCAACCCAATGTAGGCAGTTTCTTCTGGGTCTACTAACGAGAGTAGGTGAGCAGAGGAACTTAATCTACCTGCCTTGCCTTTAAATGATTCTGCAAGGAATTCATCTATGCCGTTGGCTACAGAATCAACACTCTTTTTCATTGCTAGAATTCCATAAAGAGTTGTAGACTCGTTTCCCTTTTCGATAGCCTTTCTAACTTCAGAACGATAATACTCAACACCTCGTGTCTGCATATCTGACTCAAGTTCTCTTTGAATGCTATATAGTTTATTATTGTGTTTCATCATTCTCTCTTTTAGGTAAATGTATTATAACAAAGGAATTACAGTTAGGACAACTCAAGTGAGTCTCCATACAATATTCTTCGCACTCATCACCTATGTAATAATCATTATTCCAAAGTAGTTCTGTGTTACAATGCCAACATTTCATACGGAATTCCTATCACA